ATTCTTAGCGGTATCGAGCGCGCCAGCAGCGGGTTCTCCACCCTAGCCATTGCAGCGGGTACTGCGCTTGGTAACATCGCGACGACTATTGCCTCAAAGGTCGGAAACGCTCTTAATTCGCTGTCGTTCAAACCCATGAAGGACGGCTTTGCTGAGTATGAGCAGGGTCTAAACTCAGTTCAGACTATTCTCAACAACACCAAATCCAAGGGCGAGTCTATTCAGACCGTTAACGCAGCTCTGAAAGAACTTAACCAGTATGCGGACCAGACGATTTATTCTTTCTCGGATATGACGAAGAATGCTTCGCTGTTCACCGCAGCCGGAGTGGGGCTTAAAGACTCCACTGCCGCCATTAAGGGTCTTTCGCAATTCGCGGCTGTCGCAGGAGTTAACTCACAAGAGGCATCTCGGGCGATGTTCCAGATGTCGCAGGCCATTTCCTCCGGAACGGTTAAGCTCCAAGACTGGATGTCTGTTGAGAACGCTGGAATGGGTGGAGAACAGTTCCAGAACGCACTCAAGCGAACCGCAAGGGCGCACGGTGTTCACGTCGATGAGCTGATTGCGAAGGAAGGCTCTTTCCGAGCATCTCTGTCCAAGGGATGGCTCGACTCGTCCATTATGCTCGAGACTCTGTCTCAGATGGCTGGAGAGTACAACGAAGAGCAGCTTCGGACGATGGGCTACACCGACGAGGAAATCGCCCAGATCCAAGAGCTTGCTCAGACGGGTATGGACGCTGCCACCAAGATCAAGACCTTCTCTCAGTTGGTCGATGTGGTCAAGGAAGAGATGGGTTCAGGCTGGGCGGAGACTTGGCAGATCCTTCTCGGCGACTTCGAAGAGGCCTCCCAGCTTTGGACAACCGTTGGAAATGCCATCACTGGAACTCTTTCGGGCATGTCTAAAGCTCGAAACCAGATGCTTCAGGGGTGGAAGGACCTCGGCGGTCGCACCGAAGTTATTAATGCCCTGATAAACACCGTCAAGGGGATTGTTCCGCTCTTCTCAGCCATTGGTAAAGCCTGGCAACAGGTATTTCCTCCGATGACGGCGCAAACCCTTCTTAAGATGACTCACGGCTTCTCGACATTTATCCAGAAGCTCGTACCCAGTCAAGGGACCATCGACAAGATAGCTCGAGCGTTCAAGGGCGTATTCGCAATCCTGCACATCGGTGTGACGATTGTAAAGTCCGTCGGTGTGGTCTTCGGGAAGATATTCTCAGCCTTTGGCTCTGGTGCCGGCGGGGTATTGTCATTCTCGGCAAAGCTCGGCGATCTTGCGGTACGCCTGGATCAGTTCCTCACCGGTTCAGGACGTCTCCAACGCTTTATTGAGGGTTTCGGAGACATCGTCTCAGGCGTCATCCGATCCATTATCTCATTCGTCAGTGGCGTAGTTAAGGCTATCGGAGACTGGGCTAAGTCGATTCACCTTGTTGAGGGACTTAAGGCCGCTTGGGAAGGCTTCAAGGACTCTATGTCGGGAGTCAAGGACGCCATTTCTAAGGTCCTCGGCGTATTCACTCGATACGATCAGGCATTAACCGTTGCGCAGAAGTCCGGCGAAGGCGCTAAATTCGTACTCGAGAAACTTAAGGCCGCGTTCGAGGGACTTCTCAAGGCTGTTCGGAAGGTTGCCCCATACATCAAGTCCGCCTTCGATAAAGTCTTCGAGGTTGTCGGTAAGATCGCCAGTGGAATGTCTCTGGATGATATCTTGAAGAGTCTTCTCACCGTTGGTGGTCTCGGAGCGCTCAAGAAGTTCTCCGATGTAATGGGTGGCGTTCAGGGTATCATCGAGAAGTTCAAGCAGGGCGGAGACGATTCGCCCGGTTTGATCACACGCATCAAGGATGCCTTCTCGGCTCTGACAGACTCCCTTAAAGAGATGCAGAGCACCCTCAAGGTCGCTCAGCTAATGACCATCGCTGTTGCTATCGGTATCTTGACTGCTTGCGTTTACACCATTTCTCGGATTCCGGCGTCTTCACTTCTGAAGGCTACTGGTGCTATTTCTGTGATGATGGGGCAGCTTGGCGCATCGCTTGCCATGTTCACAAGCATCGTTGACACCAAGAGTACCACCGATATTATCAAAGCCACAGCAGCTTTGGTGCTTATCGCTTTCGCCATTCGGGTTCTCTCGAGTGCCGTGGAAAAGCTAAGCAAGATCGAGTGGAAGGGCCTTCTTAAAGGTCTCGGGGCTACGATCGCACTTCTCGCGGGCATCACGCTCGCTATGAAGTTCATGGACTCGGACAGCGGATCCTCTCTTAAAGCCGCGGCGGCTATGATCCTTATTGCGTTTGCGATTCGGATGTTGGTTGGCGCAGTGGAACGCTTGGGGGAGATCGATTGGAAGAAGCTTCTTAAAGGTCTAGGTGCGGTTCTTGTTCTTCTGGCGGCAATCGTGCTTGCTATGAAGTTCGCCGGAACCGGCTCAACGCTTCGGGGGGCTTTGGCCATTATCGCGATCGCCGTCGCTATCGATATGCTCGTCAAGCCGATTAAGAAGCTCGGCGAGACTCGATGGAAGGAACTAGCCAAGGGTCTTGGTTCGGTTGTGGTTATTCTTGCAGCGGTTGCAGCCTTCTCGCATTTCTCGGGGGGAGCTAGTAGCCTTCTAAGTGCTGCTGGGTTGTTCATCATCGCGATGGCTATCGAGAGAATTTCCGACGTCGTTATAGACCTCGGAAAGCAGAACTGGAAGACTCTCGCTAAAGGTCTTATTTCTATGGGTGTTGCTCTAGCAGCTGTCGGAGCATTCATGGCTCTTGTTCCACCCACCGGACTTCTTGCCGCTGCCGGACTTGTCGTGGCCGCCTACGGTCTGAAGGTCATCGGCGGAGTCATGGAAAAGTGGGGGAAGATGTCATGGAGCGAGATTGGTAAATCCATGGTGATGCTCGGCGGGACTCTGTTGATTCTCGCTGCGGGCGTTACAGCCATGACGTTTGCTCTCCCTGGCGCGATTGCCCTTGGCGTGGTCGCTGCGGCTCTCATGGGGCTCTATCCGGTACTCATGGGCTTCAGTAAGCTTTCCTGGGGTGAGATTGCTAAGGGGCTTGCGATGCTCGCGGGTACTCTAGCTGTCTTCGTGATCGCCGGGTATGCCGTGACCCCCGTGGTTCTTCCACTCATGGGTCTTGCCGCGGCTATTATGGCTATCGGTTTGGCTGTGGCTTTGGCAGGAACCGGCGTGTTTCTGTTCGCTGCTGGGTTGGGAACACTGGTCGCGGTTGGGACCGTCGGACTCGACGCTCTTAAGGCGACGCTGGATGCTCTGGCAGAATCGATTCCGAAGTTCGGAACAACCCTTGCCGAGGCATTTGTCAACTTTACGACGACCCTCGCAAATAACGTTGAGACAATCAAGGCGAACTTTGTAACGATCATCGGCTCGATGATTGATGCAGGCATTGAGCTCCTGCCCAAGTTCACCGAGCTTGCCATCACAATTATCAATTGTCTTTGTGAAGCTGCTAAGGCGTGTATCCCAAACATCATCGATACTGGTTGGACGATTATTCTGGCCTTCCTTCGCGCTATGCGGGATCACGTTGGCGAAGCCACCAACATCGCGATTGATATTGTGCTCAACTTCATTGGTGCTGTTCGTGAAAGGCTCCCCGAGATTGTCGACGCTGGTTGGAAGCTGGTTATCGACTTCATCAACGCCATGACTCAGGCGCTGCATGATAACGGACCAGCCCTCCGAAAGGCTATCCGAGACCTGATTAAGGAGTTCATTCACCAGGGGAAGCTCGCGCTTCAGGAACAGGTCTCCGAAGTCAAGGAGAAGGCTAAGGGCATCGGTCAAGCTATCATCGACGGAACAAAGAACGCCATTAATAACGGTATTCAGTCTGTTAAGGATACTGCGTCTAGTATGGCCCAAGGCGCTCTCGCAGCCGCTAAATGGGCCCTCGGGATTAAATCTCCTTCTCGAGAGTTCAAGAAGGTTGGTAAGCATGTGGTTGAGGGTTTCATCGTAGGTGTGAATAACAATACGCCTCACGCTGAGAAGTCGACGCGAACCTTGGCGATCAAGTCGATCAAGTCGTTCCAGAAGGCTGTCGAAGAGCAGAAGCTCAATGAGATGGTTCTTGCTCGACCTCAGATCAAGCCTGTTCTGAACATGAAGGGTGTCCGTACCGCTCTTGCGAATACATCCGGAATGTTTAAAGCGGGGGTCAGTCTTGAGGGATGGCGCTCGTTTGAGGAACGTCACAGGGATCTCGCAGGATGGGGTATTCGTGATGGTGGCGGACGTCTCGTCACGACCTACATGCTCAACGAGATCATGCGCAAGCAACTTGCTCTGGAAGAGGAGCAAAAGCGGGTGCAGAAGCCCACACAAATTCAGTTCATTCAGAACAACACATCTCCGAAGGCGTTGTCTCCGACAGAGATTTATCGCCAGACGAAGAATCAGCTGTCAATGGCTAAGGGGGTTCTTGAACGGTGATTAAGTCCATCGCTGCTATTTCCTACGCGGAAGAGCGATTGGAGCTTACACTGAACGATCCTTATGAAGATGGTATAGCGGTGCTCAACGTCGACGGCATTGGGCCCGCTAAAGCCACCATTCATACATCATCGATCGCTTCCAATGACGGCGATGCTTTTAATGGCGCTAGGGTGGGCGGGCGAAACATCTCGCTCACCCTGGGTCTTCTGACCCAACCTGATGTGGAGCGCGCTCGTCATAAGCTCTATCGCATTTTTCAGCCGAGTCGCGAAGTCAAACTCGAGTTCCACACCGACTATCGGCATCTTTGCATCAATGGTTGGGTCGAATCCATAGATCCGGTTATATTTACGGAGAAGGAAGAGGTCGCCATCTCAATCATCTGTCCTGATCCGTTCTTTCACGGTCTCGGCGCTAGCCGCTATGAGGTATTTCCTTTCCAGCTTGACGAACCGAATATGGAGTTCGAGTTTCAAGACCCGATGCCGACTAGTCCGACGATCGAAATTTCTAAACGAAAGTCCGAGTCTGAGACTCTTATCGATTATTCTGGTGACGCAGAAACCGGCGTAACCATCACGGTCGCTGCGACTGGTACGGTTAAAGATTTCTCTATTTGGAATCGATTTACTGCTGAAAAGTTCTATGTCGACACTAAATACTTCGATCGTATTGGTCAAAAGACACAACTCGATAAAGGCGACGTCGTAACGATCACCTCGCAGCAGGGAAACAAACACGTTACGCTTCGCAGGGCCGGAACATGGAATGAGATTAATATTATCCAGTGCATTCCGCTGAATAATGATTGGCTCACCATCCGCCCTGGACGGAACGTCATGTATTTCCAAGCCAAAGAGGGTCGAGAGAATATGTTGGTCTCGCTTGAGGTCGAAGTTCGATATTCTGGAGTATAATATGCACGTATTTCTCGTGGATTATGACATGAATACCAAACGTGTCATCGACAAGATTAGCTCCGCAATTTGGACGGTTCGATACAATAAGTGCGGGGACTTCGAGTTGAAGATTCCGGCCGATGAGGCTATGAAGGGTCCTATCGAACATCATGATGGGATTTATTTCCCTGCATCCGGCGACTACATGCTCGTCGAATCGATCGAGATGACCACGGACGAGGATCAGGGCGATTATGTGACGCTTAAAGGGCGGACGTATGACTCTCTTCTTGACCGTCGGATCATTCCAACGACGATGATCGTCAACTACAGCTTCATGAACGTTATCTTCGGTATTCTGAATCAGAACGTTTTGAATCCTCAGAACTCTGCCCGTAAGATGAACGAGCTGACCTGGATCTGGCCTGAAAACATGCCAGCAGATCAAGGCGGAAAGATCAGCGCTCAGTATACCGGCGATAACTGCCTCGAGCTTATCCAAAAACTATGTCAAGAACGACATGTCGGATATCGAATGCCGTATCATCCAACCTTTCCTCGTATGGAGCGATACCAGTTCCAGCTATATTGGGGCGTGGAGAGACATTTCAACCAGCAAAAGAATCCGTATGTGATCTTCTCGCCCGACTACGATAATCTTAGGAAGACTAAGTATCTGACATCGGCGGAGAAAGAGAAGACTATCGCGTATGTCGCTGGTGAGGGTGAGGGTAAAGACCGAAAAGGTCGTTGGGCGGACCGAAAAGGAACCCCCGCGATCTTCCAGGCTAGGACTAACTCTGGGTGGCGTCGAAAAGAGGTATTTATCGACGCTCGAGATATTCAGAGTAAGGATGCGGATAACAAGATCATCTCGGCCCAAGAGTATCTCGCCATGCTCGAGCAGCGCGGACGAGAGAAGTTGGTCGATCACACCGTAACGAGCGTCTATGATGGCGAGCTAGTCCCCACTTCTCAGTGGAAGTTTGGCGAGGACTTCAAAATGGGAGACGTCGTCCAAATCCAGAACCGACTAGGCATCATGAGTGTCGGTCGAGTGACTGAGTATATTCGTTCATACACCCCAGATGAGGGTTGGAACGAATACCCCACATTCGAAACTTACTACAGTCAAGAGGGGTAACTATGGCTGTTACTTATGGCTTTTATAGTTCCACAAATGGGGACCGAAAATACTCCGCGGATCAGTTTGGATCGCTTTTCCGGGGGATCATTACTAATGGTATCTTCCTCAACGTCGGCCAGGCCCTCGAGGTTTCTGCGGGACGAAATAATGTTACCACAGGGTCGTTCGTAACCATTAAGCCGGGTCGAGCCTGGTTCATGGATACGTGGATCGACAACAGTGAGGACTTCCGACTGAATATCGATGGTCCGGATACGCTTTACGATCGTATTGACGCTATTGTTATCGAGGTCGACAAGAACCCCACAGTCCGACGATCTGAGTTCAAGGCAATCAAAGGAACCCCGTCCAAGAGTCCGCAGCGCCCTGCTCTGTATAACTCGAACGTTAAGGGCCAATTCCCACTCGCATATGTTCGGGTGACCCGAGGAGTTCCAAACATCTATGCCTGGTCGATCGTCAATAACCGAGGGACTTCATCCTGCCCGTTCATCACGGGGCCGCTCCAGACTTTGCAGATCGACACGCTAGTCGACGAGTGGCGTTCTTCCTGGGAGCACTGGTTCACAGATGCTCAGAAGGTTACGGATGACGCGAAGAGGGACCTATTCGCTAGCTTCAAGCAGAAGTACGACGAGTGGGTTCTCTACATGGAGGACAAGCTGTCTGGTAACCAGGCGGCAAAGCTTCAGATGCAGATCGACCGAATGAGGGAGCTTCTCGGCGAGGGCTCAGACGACGAGCGCCTTATCTACGATACCATCGAAGACAATAACGGTCTCACACTGTTTGATTCCATGGGCTCTCCAGTTATTGGCCGACGAGTCTACAAGTTGCAGTAAGGGGTAATCAATGCCTGATATTAAGCCTACTCGGTGGAATGGCAAGTATCCCGACCGAGTCAACACGTCCCCTGCGGACGCTCTTGTGGTCGATACCGATACCGGTACAAACACTCTATATCTGGAGGACCTTAAGCGCTACGTCATCAGTGACGTCGGTGGCGGTATCGAGGGTAAACAGGGACCTCCTGGACCCAAGGGTGAGCCTGGTCAGAACGGGGCTCCGGGCGAACGTGGTCCGAAGGGTGATCCCGGCGAACGTGGTCCGAAGGGTGATCCCGGCGAACGTGGACCTGCCGGACCCCAAGGACCTCAGGGTCCCCCTGGTCCGGGCGGAGCCGGTGGCGGAGGTGCTCCAGGCGCTAAGGGTCCGACGGGTGATAAAGGACCCCAAGGACCTACGGGCGATAAGGGACCTCCTGGCGAAAAGGGCCCTCGAGGGGATGCTGGTCCCAACGGACTCCCGGGCCCTACAGGCGCTCCTGGTCCACAGGGTCCTCGGGGACTTCCCGGCGAAAAAGGCCCCCGAGGGGATGCTGGTCCGCAGGGTCCTACAGGTGCTACTGGTCCGCAGGGTCCTACGGGCGCTCCTGGTAAGGGTTTGGGTGTTATTCTAAACCAGCTATCCAAGCTCGATATCGTTAGTCGAGCAATCAACCCCTTCCTGGCCCACAACTCGTTCCCCAACAACACCGGTAGTGGTCGAAACGTTGGTAAAAACGGCTCTTCTGAAGCAATTCCCGCGGAAGATATCGCATGGGTAAAAGCTGGTTGCAGCTACGAGTTTAAGCCTGGAGGAGTTGACAGTCTCTGGCAGCCCCCGGCTATCGGAGATTGGTATACCGATAAGCAGGGCTATAATTGGTATATTGTCGACTTCAATTACTACAAGCAGCCCGGACGTGTGACGAGAAATCATATGGTTCTTTGTTGTACGAGCGGAGCCTCACAAGGTGCGATGTATTCAACCAACACCAATGCTAGCGGGTATTGGGGTAGTAATTTCGCCCTTACTGGTGCGTCTGATATTCTGAGTAACAATATCGATCACTGGTGGGCTAATGGCGCTGCGATCGTTGGAATCTATAAGCATAATTCAGCTTCTGTGAATAACGGTATTATAGCGTCAGCGCCCGAGAAGATGGTCAGCGTGTTTCTCCCGAACGAGGTTGAGGTCTTTGGAAACCGCGTGGTTTCTATGCGCTCTCTAGTCGGATCAGACTCACACCCGCAGAACGGGAACGTTCAATACCGTCTGTTCAAGATCGATCCGGATCGTATTTATGATACGAACGGCGATACCTCGGCAGAGCTTCTCCCCCGTGATCGATTCAAGCTGCTGAGCGATCCTATACTCGCTAATAGCTGGTTGGCGGTCGATTGCCAGAAGCGAATTTCTAACTACATCAACTCAAACGGCACCTCATGGTACATGGCGTGCGTCTGTGTTGGGTGAGAAAGGTCGATTATGAAGATTAAGGATTTCGCAAGGGTTAAGACTGTCAGGTCCAATGATGTCTTCATCACCGACGGCGATCGAGGAACCAAGACGATCCTTGCTGACGATCTCGTATTCGCTCTCCTGACCGGGAGCCCTGAGATGCATAAAAACATCATTCGAGGGCGAAATCTCGGTGTGCGGATCACGTCCGATCAACATAAGGCGATCACATCGGGGACGTTTGAAGGTCTCTGGCTGGGTGATTATTGGTTCAACAACAACATGGCTTGGCGTATTGTCGATTTCAACTATTGGAATGTCAACAACGCCTTGCCTACTCCACATATCGTTGTTATGCCCGATCGTCCTCTGTATCGACAGCAGATGTACGATACGACCGCCTCGTCGACCAACTCGTTCTGGGGATCTAAGGTCTGGCAGAACATTAACGGTTGCGATGACTATGTGATTCGCGTGTTCGACAGTAATACAGTCCGGACACACGTCGATTCGTATCAGTCTCAGATGAATGAGGGTGCAGGGTTCGTTCCTCCAACGATCAAGTCGAAGTCGCTCGACCCTCGAGTTAAATACATCATTCCTAATGAGATTATGATTTACGGGACTCGAATCGCTGCGACATCGGGGATCGGTTCTGATGGACTTCATGAGGTCTCTAGCCGGCAGCTCCAGCTATTCGCTATGGGTTGGAACCCCGGGGATTCTGATTTCTGGCTTCGGGATCAGACCTATATCAATACATACAGCGTTTATGGGGCTGAAGCCAGCAACATCGGAGGGGGATCGACCGTTCGGTTCTCAGGAGACGGTGTCCAGAACGAGACCCACGGCGTTCGTCCGGTATTCGCAATCGGCTGATCCCAAAGCCTGAGCGGTAGGATCATATCCCTTGGTGGTCCCATACACGTAGGAGGTATCCGTGCCGCATGCACTGGAGCTCGTTATTACGATTTCGGCTTCAGTTCTAGCGAGTAGTGGTTTCTGGGCGTTTATTCAGGCTCGTTCGACCCGACACGACGCCCAGACCCAACTCATGCTGGGGCTCGCTCACGACCGTATAGTGCATCTATGTATGACCTATCTGGATCGTGGTTATATTCTCAAAGACGAATATGACGATCTCGTTAAGTACCTCATCAAGCCATATTCAGCATTCGGCGGAAATGGCCTCGCCGAGAAGCTATTTGAAGAGGTGAAGGAGTTGCCGATCAAGCGCTCCACTCCATTGGAGATCACTAGAGATTTCCGAAGAAAGTCTAAGGCCGCAGCATTTAGGAGAGAGAATGACTCTGAGTAATGAGTGGTATGACCGACTGAAGTTTGTAACTCTCATCGTCCTGCCCGCTACCGCAACTCTCTATCTGACAGTGGCGCAGATCTGGGGCCTCCCCGCCTCGACTGAGGTTGCTGCTACGATCACTGCGATCGACACCTTCCTGGGTGCTCTGCTCGGTCTCTCGAGCAAGAACTACGAGCCGCCTAAGGACGGGGTGCTCCATGTGACTCCCGAGAACGAGACGTACGCCAAGATCGAGACGCCCACCGAGGATGTTCTCCGTCGAGGCACTATGACTCTGGACGTCCGTCGAATGGAGACCGAGACGCGATAAAAACTTGGCGTTTAATGAGCCCCACTCACGAAAGGACCCGCCATGTTTGACAAAACCCCTTCGCTTTCCGAAGTCGCCGAAGAGGAAGCTCTTAAGTATATGCTTGAGGAGCATCTTCCTGGCTCACCCGAGTACAAAGCCGTCCTAGACGACATCAAGACTCTCCATTCCCTCAACCAGAAGAAGAGGTGGATTCCGAGTCCGGATGCTGTCTTATCGGCCTGTGCTTCAGTGAGCGGGATTCTGCTTATCTTGAATTACGAGCAGCTTCATCCGGTTGTTTCGAAGGCTGTAGGGTTCGTGTCGAAGATTCGCATCTGACCATGAACCGCTCAAAGCCCTGTACGTTATATTCACACCATAGCGTATAGGGCTTTGACGTGGGCCATCAGGTTTTCAAAAACCCAAAAATTCCCGGGGTGGATTTTCAGATCGCGAAATTAACATGATGTATAATGACCACCTATCTGAAAGGACACCACCAAATGAACCCCAAGATTGTCGCCACTGCTTTTGGCCTTGCTGTCGGCATCGCCGGTAAGTTCTACGTCAACCGCGTCTTGGACCGTACGATGAAAAGTATGATTGCAAATCGTAAGCTCCAGACCGAAAGCGTAGTTCTTGCCGATGTGCCTGAGGCTCCCGAGAGCCCCAAGACAAGCAAGTTCTGCCAGTGCAAACCGACCCACAAGTGATCGATCTCTATCTGCCCTAACCCGGCGGATAGAGTTTTGAAAGGAGTACCCCATGTATGAAAAGATCTCCAATTTTCTAGGCCTCATGCTTATCATCGGTATATACGGCCTATTCTTCTATGGAATTCTATATCACAGCATCCTAAGCGCATTCGGTAAAGCTGTGGTCATATGGTTCTTTACCGCGCTCACATTGTTTGTCATATTCCACACGATCAGCCTTAAGAAGAAAGGATTCATCGAATGAAGGCTCTAAGTTCTATTTTTGGTCTCTACGTTATATTGATGGGGTTTCTGTCCATGCTCGTTACGGCGCCTATCATGTGGCACGCTATGCCTAACGCGTATTTCGGAGTTCTTGCGGTTCTTGCAGTGTGTACCACAATCATCGCTATCGTTCTCGCGATAGTCGTCGAGCTCCACGAGTCCTCAAAACCGCGAGAAAAACACGATTCATAATGACCACCATTTCCGAAAGGAGCCCATATAGAAAGCACCACGAGGATGTGAGAAAAAACCCTATGCTCTAGCTGTTCCACATAGAGCATAGGGTCTCATTTTACGACACCACCAAAGGAGAACCATGAATGTCAACACCATCCAAAAAACCATACGTCCAACTCTCACTGTTCTCAATAGAAACGCCCCACACATCCTCACAGGATTCGCAGTGGCTGGCGTGGTCGGAACTTCCGTCGCAGCGTATCGTGCGGCCGTGCCCGTCCGGGATTGCCTACATGATCTCCCGGAAGAGGCAACTCTCCGCGATAAGGTACGCGCTACCTGGAAGCTTTACATCCCAGCGGCTGTGTTGGGCGCTGCGACCATTTCGTGCATCGTTGCGGCGAACGTTGTATCAGCTCGTCGTCGAGCCGCTCTTGCAGCTGCATATTCGCTTGCTGCGGAGGCTGTGACCCACTACCGAGAGGACATCCGGAACCTTACGGATGAGGCGACCCTCGAGGAAAGCGATCAGCTTCTGGCTCGGAAGCAGCGTGAAGGAAAGGTATATCAAGGACCTGCCAAGGAGACTTTTGTCGTCGGGGACGGTAAGTTCTTGTGCTACGACACGTACTCAGGAAGGTATTTCGACAGCACTCTCGAGGACATCAAGAAGGCTGTTAATGATATCAACTTCGATCTCATCCAAGGAAATCCGGTAAGTCTTAATGACTTCTATAGTCTTGTCCAGCTTGAGCAGAATGCTATGGGCGACCAGCTTGGATGGACCATCCACTCCAAGTGCGAGGTGGACTATATGGGTCTGTTGACACCGGACGGACGCCCTGCTGTGGGTATCCGTTTCAAGGAGGAACCTACCGCCGATTGGTGGAAGGTTGGGTGACCCGCGAGGAAAACATTTGCCATAATGACCACCTACCACAGAAAGGACACTCCCATGTCTGACACAACTCAGCCCGAGGTCGTTGTCGAGCCCGCCACCGTAAACGCCATCGACGAGGACTCCCCGAAGCCCAATTTCGCATCCCGAGCGCTGAGCGCTGTTACAACATTCACAGCAAACCACCCCCTCCTCGTTTGGGGCGGGGTTGCTCTTGCTGCTGGTGCTGTAGCGGTTGCTCTCGCGCCCAAGGAGAAGATTCTGGACGCTATCGAGGACGACTCTGTCGAAATCTCCACTACGGAGGACGAAGATGGCAACCTCGTGACCACGATTGTTGAAGCCAATCCGGAGACCTCTTCAGAGGAAGAGTGAACCACACCCATCTGCCCTAACACGGTGGATGGGTCTTTCATTTTTTACACACAACAGAAAGGTAGACACCATGCTCAAGCGAGAGATCGTGGCCGAGGACTTCGACGGTAACAAGTACGTGGAGATCGCATATTTCCACTACTCGAAGAGTGAGATCCTCGAACAGGAGATTTCCGTTAAGGGAGGTCTTCGAAACCATCTCGTTAATCTGATGCGAGAGGGTGACAACTTCAAGATCTATTCGTTCTTCAAGAGCTTCCTGCTCGGTGCGTATGGTAAGAAGTCTGAGGACGGTCGTCGTTTCGTCAAGAATGCGGAGCAGACCGAGGCATTTGCCCAGTCCAAAGCTTTCGAGGACCTCCTCTTTGATCTTCTTGAGAACCAGTCATCCATGGAGACGTTCTTTAACGAGATCATGCCGTCGGGAATCTCCGCCGAGCTCAACGAGTCTCAGAAGAAGATGCTTGACAACGGGCTTCTGACCGAGGATGTCCGCAAGGAGCTCATGGGCGAGTGATCATATTTGCTGACGGGGCTCGTTGATATCGGCGGGCCCCGCGGTAAATACACACTCCATAATGACCACCCCACACTCATATTTGAAAGGACACCACCATGGACAACAACATTGACATGACTCCCGAGACCGCTATCAAAGGCCTCGTTGGTCTCCCGATCTGGTGGGCCGTCGATTCAGTCGTCAGTAAGACTCTCGTCGCCATCGCTCCCGCACCTGTAAAACTCCCTGCGAAGATTGCATTTGCGGTCGGTCGCTACGCGATTTCTTTTGTCGTCTCTGAGACGGTTACCGACCGGTTCGTGAACACCAACTACCGCATGATTCGCGACATCGTGACAAACGTCAAGAACAACCTCCATGACGAGTCTGAGGAAGACGAGTCTGAGTGACCATTTCCTATCCATCCCAACACGGTGGATAGGTCTTTCGTTTTAAGGAGACCACGAATGAGCGATATTCCTACTCGCGATAGCTTCCCGTCAAACCAGGAGCCTAAGAAGGATGAAACTACTGAGCCCGGGAAGCAGAAACTACAACCCGTCACCAATTCTGCTGTTCAGCGGAAGCCTTCCATCATCCGTCGTGTCAAAAGCGCATTTATCGCAGATGACGCCCGATCAATTGGTAGCTTCCTGCTCGAGGATGTTGTCATCCCAACCGCAAAGTCCCTCATTTCAGATGTGGTTACAAACGCGATCGAGCGAGCACTTTATGGAGAATCTCGAGGGCGTCCCATGTCGAGTTCTCGGATCTCTACGCGCGGCTACACACCCTACAATCGAGTCTATAGCTCAGGCTCCCGAGTCACACCTCCGGACGATGGTCCTGGCGACCGCCGAGAACTGTCGCGAGAGGCTCGACGAAGCCACGACTTTGGCGAGATTGTGTTTGCCAGCCGTGTTGAGGCCTATGAGGTCTTGGATCGGCTCAATGATCAGATTAAGAACTTCGACATCGCAACCGTCGGTGATCTACTTGACCTCGCTGGGATCACCTCAACTCATGTGGACGAGAACTGGGGGTGGAGAACGCTCGCTACGGCTCAGGTCCGCCGTGTTCGTGACGGATACATCCTCGACCTTGAAAGGCCTGTGAAGATCTGATGACTATTTTCGAGATGAAGCAGAAGCTTCGTGAGCTTTACGGACAGCATTGGCAAAAGCGTGTCGATAAGATGAATGACGCGCAAGTAGTCGCCATTTTCAAGAAGTTTGTCAAAGACGGCAAGATTAAGAATTAAGGAGAACCATGAATACTTCAACCGTGACTCGCGTATTCTCGCAGGTCGGAATGAAACTTAGTAAGCACTCGCCGCATATTCTCATCGCTTCGGGTATCGTGGCTATGGGAGCCGGCGTCGTATCGGCAGCCCTTGAGACCTCTGCCGCGTCGGAGAACGAAGAGCTTGCAGCCCACCTCGGAGCCTGGTCCACCATCACCAGCGAGACCGTCGAGGACAAGCGAGTTTATATCTCGGCGAAGGGTATTCTCGGCGCCAAGATCGCTAAAAACTTCCTATTCGCATATCGCAAGACCCTTCTCTTCACGAGTTGTGGTGCAGCACTCATCGTCTCTGGACACGCCATTCAGACTCGGCGTTACCTCGGTCTCGTTGCGGCATATTCTGCCGTAGACCGGGCCCTCAAGAACTACAAGGCCGGCGTTGCCGAGGTCTTCGGGTCTGAGGGTGTCCGCAAGATGCAGAACTGGGTTAACGAGCGCTCTCAGGAGGATGTTATTCCTGAGGAGGCGGGTGATGACAAACCCATCGTCAAGGATCTCGAGGATCTCAAGGCGATGGGTATTCGACCGCATCGGATCGATATCGAAGGCCTGTCTCCCTATGCTCGGGTTTACGGCCCCGGCTGTGAGGATTGGGAGGGCAATCGCGATCACGATGAGATCATGCTCTCAACTACCCAGGCATATTTCAACGATCGCCTCGTGGCCCGAGGCCATGTCTTCCTCAATGAGGTTTACGATGCCCTTGGTATCAGCCGTACTCCTGCTGGTGCTGTGGTTGGCTGGACCTACGACCGGAACGGCGATAACTACGTGGATCTTAACATCGGTGACTATATCGATGATTACGTCGGTAATGGTGACGAGACCGAGGTTTACCGCTCCTGGATTATCGACCCCAACGTCCAGGGCGTCATCTGGGACCAGATCTAAGAACTAGGAAAGAAAGGACACTAAAATGAACACCACCGTGAAGGTGGCGCTGGCCTTTGCGGTCGGTGCTCTCGTTGGAGCCTTAGCGGCTCGTCATTTCGCAGAGAAGGAGCACGAAGCTCGTCTCTCCGAGGAAGTTGAAGCCATTCGCCATTTCTACGAGACCAAGCTCAAGCTTGAGACCGATAGGATCAAGAATGGTGAGGAAGTCAAGCCGGTGAAGTCCAAGCATACCGACATGCTCGGTCGTCCGATTCCCGGACACGAGTACGAGGCGATGCAGGATCAACAGCGCGGATCTCTTTGGACCAACCCGCCTGACTTCGACCAGGTCGCTCCTCTCGAGGATGATATCGATATGCCGATCGATCCGGATCCGCCGGTGGACGCATATATGTTCGACGACGAGGCGCAGGCTGTCATGAAGCTCTACATGGGTTACGAGCAGCATGAGCTTCCCCTCATTCGCGTCACCGAAGACAGCTTCTGGCGCGGTTGGGGCGAGTTCCCCTGTCTCGAGATGCATTACCTGGCTGACGACAACCTTCTGTTCCTTGCGGACGACGAATCCATCATTCCTGATATTCGAGCCAAGGCTTACATCGAGAACGCCATTGACGACATGGTTGACTTCGATGTTGACGAGACTCGAAGCGTTAAGTATCTTCGCAATTTCCGTGAAGAGACTGATATTCAGCTGTTCTTCCACAACTGCGGTCTTGAGGAGTTTCTCGAGGAGCAGGAGATCCCTATGAATCGAGTGAAGACCCTTGACTGAAGTATATTTCGAGTGGCTCGTCAAGAAGACGGGCATGGATCGCTTCACTAAGAATCTTGCGAAGACTCATTGGATCCTTCTCGAGATTCTCTTCCAGACCGAGTTTGTCGTCTGGCACGTGATGGACGACAACCAGGTGGGTCATGCTCAGTACATGCGCGAGACATTTGCGTATGAGACTCAGCGTGATGTGCCGCAGTCCTGGGTTGATTCCGAGGTCTCGATTCTTGAGGTCTTGGTATCTCTGAGCGAACGATTGTCTATCCGTATCTCGAATCCGGTCGAATGGTTCTGGACACTTCTCCAGAATGCCGGTCTTGAGCAGTATTCTGATGCAGAGCTCCAAGAGTCGGCTGGGCAGCCCCGACTCGAGGTCGAGCATATTCTGTCAGAACTCATGGACGGGCGTCGTTCGTTCTTCCCTCTGCCGGATTCGGCATATCTCAACTTCCCCGAGCTCGAGGGCCGTATTCCGGTCCAAAGCGAGCTTGACATGTGGACCCAGGCAAACTACTGGATCAGGGCCACATATCGCATTTGATAGAAAGGAGCCGCGATGGATTTCGTGAAAGCGACAGTCCAGCAGGGCAAGAAGAACGAATGGCGGGTAACCCCATCGTTCCGCGTTGGTCGCATGACTGACGTGATGGTCCGAGGTGGCGACTTCTACGCTGTGTGGGACCCTCGTAAGGGTCTGTGGTCTACGGAAGAGTACGACCTTCAGGAGTTGGTTGACGCCGAGCTTACAAAGCTCTATCAGGAGCAACAGAGTAAGCTTTCTGGCGACGTAAACCTTTCCTTGATGAGTTCGTATAATTCTCAGAGTTGGACGATCTATCGTCGATGGATCAAGAATCTCCCTGACTCATTTACACAACTGGATCGGAAACTGGTCTTTGCGGACGATGAACCTCGTCGTGAAGACTATGCGAGTAAGAGACTTCCATATTCTCTGAAGTCTGGTCCGACCGACAGTTGGGACAAACTTGTCTCGACCCTGTATGATGAGGACAACCGCAGGAAGATTGAATGGGCTATTGGGTCTATATTCGAAGGTGATTCGAAGTGGATCCAGAAGTTCTTCGTCTTCTACGGCGAGGGTGGTTCGGGTAAGTCGACGATCATCAACATCATCGAGAGGCTGTTCGAGGGATATTCTGCCTCGTTCAAGTCACAGGCGCTTGCTAGCGGTAACAACCGTTTCGCTCTGGCGCCGCTTGCTTCGAACCCTCTCGTCGCCCTAGAGCATGATGGTAATCTTTCTCGTATCGCCGATAACACTGTTCTCAACAGCCTCATCGCGCATGAGAAGATGCCTATTGATGAAAAGTTCAAGTCGGCCTATGAGATGAAGTTCGACTGTATGGTCTTCATGGGCACCAACTCTCCGATCCATATTACGGACACCAAGTCTGGACTCATTCGGAGGTTGATCGATATTTGTCCTTCGGGGAACCGCGTTCCTCATGGTGAGTACGATCAACTCGTTCGTGATATCTACGCTCATCTCGGCGAGCTCGCTACGCACTGCATCGAGGTCTATAAGCATTATGGCCCTCACTACTACGATGCATATAAACCACTCTCGATGATGTACAAGACAAACTTCTTGTATGCATTTGTGGAGGATAATCTTGACGAGTTTGACGGTGGAATCTCACTCAGATCCGCTTATGCTCGGTATCAGGAATACTGCGAAGAGAGCAACATCAATCGGATGCCTAAGAACAAGTTCAAGGACGAGTTTAAGGCGTTCTTCCATATTTTCAAACAACAGTCTCGAACTGACTCGGGATCGAAGGTTAACAACTTCTACCAGTCAATCAAGCTCGATCTGTTCAACATCACAGAATTGCACGCAGAACCCAAGAAGGAGTACCGTCTTGAACTGGACAAGTCTGTGTCTCTTCTTGACGATGATCTCGCTAGTTGTCCTGCTCAGTTGGCAAGGGACGGAATACCTGCTAGCAAATGGGACAGTGTGGACACCGTTCTCAAAGACATCGACACGAAGGAAGAGCACTACGTCAGACCACCGGTCAACCACATCGTCATTGACTTCGATCTTAAGGTCGACGGCGAGAAGAGTAAGGAGCGCAATCTCGAAGCTGCGTCCAAGTGGCCGCCCACCTATGCAGAGTATAGCAAAGGCGGTAGCGGCATCCACCTCCACTACATCTACGAGGGCGATCCTACGCAGCTCTCAGCGATGTACGACGACAACATCGAAGTCAAGGTGTTCTCGGGCAAGGCTAGTCTCCGGCGTCGATTGTCGCTATGTAACGATCTACCGGTCGCGACGATATCGGAAGGGCTACCGCTCAAGGAGCGCAAAGTGATCGATATTCAGGTGATGAAGAACGAGGACACGCTCCGAGATCTTATTATTCGAAACCTCAAAAAGGAGATCCACCCCGCAACTCGACCGTCTGTAGACTTCATCAAGAAGGTCTTGGACGATGCGTACGAGCAGGGTATGGATTATGACCTTCGCGTCATGAAGCCAACCGTTATTCGGTTCGCTGCGAACTCCACCAATCAGAGCGAGTACTGCCTCAAGCTTATCGAGCAGATGCATTTCTGTGGTAAGAAGAACGAGGAGGAGTTCCGTGAGATTGTTCAGGAGAAGCGCAAGGATCCGGATGGCGATATTGTCTTTTGGGACGTTGAGGTATTTCCCAACCTGTTCCTTGTGAACTGGAAGGTCAGGGGCTCCAAGAAGGTCGCCAGGATGATCAACCCTACTGCCGAAGATCTTGAGCCTCTTCTCAAGTTCAAGTTGGTCGGGTTCAACTGCCGCCGGTACGATAACCATATTATGTACGGACGGATGCTCGGGTATAACAACTACGAGTTGTTCCAGCTGAGTCAGCGGATCATCAACGGCGAGAAGGACGCGATGTTCGCTGAGGCTTATAACATGAGTTACGCGGATATTTACGACTTCGCCTCCAAGAAGCAGTCTCTTAAGAAGTGGGAGATTGAGCTCGGTCTGGTCCACAAAGAGCTGGATTATCCCTGGGATGAGCCCGTTCCGGAGGACAAGTGGATCAAGGTCGCTGAGTACTGTGATAACGACGTTATTGCTACCGAAGCGGTCTTTGACGCTCGTCACGAGGACTGGGTCGCTCGAGAGATTCTTGCGAAGATCTCGGGGCTGCCGATTAACGCATCAACCAACGCTCACACTACCAAGATTGTATTCGGGAACAACCGTCATCCGCAGAGCCAGTTTGTTTATACAGACCTGCGAAAGGAGTTCCCCGGATACGAGTACAAACAGAAGGTGAATGATGAGGGCCGTATCCTCGGTATGGAGTCTACCTATAAAGGCTTCGTTACCGGTGAGGGTGGGTTCGTCCATGCGAAGCCTGGCATCTACTACAACGTTGCGCTCCTCGACGTTGCCAGTATGCACCCATCCAGCATCGAGAACCTCAACCTATTCGGGGATGAGTACACGAAGCGATATTCGGAGATCAAGCAGGCTCGAGTTGCCATCAAGCGTGGCGATCACGAGAAGGCCCGCACTCTTCTGAACGGGGTTCTCTCACAGTTCCTCGATGAGGGTGTGGACAACAAGGCGCTTGCTGACTCGCTGAAGATTGTTATCAACAGCGTCTACGGTCTGACTGCCGCTAAGTTCCCGAACGCTTTCCGTGACCCGAGGAACGTAGACAACATCGTCGCTAAGCGCGGCGCTCTGTTCATGGTGGATCTTCTCGAATACGTCGAGAACGAGGGGTTCACCGTCGCACATATTAAGACGGACTCCATCAAGATTCCTGAGGCAACTCCTGAGATTATTCAGAAGGTTATTGACTTCGGGAAGAAGTATGGATATGAGTTCGAGCACGAGGCCACTTACGAGCGTATGTGCCTTGTAAACGACGCCGTTTATATTGCGAAGTATAAAGACGGCGATTGGACTGCCACCGGTGCACAGTTCCAGCACCCGGTCGTATTCAAGCAGCTCTTCTCTCATGAGGAGCTCACATTCCGTGACTACTGCGAAGCTAAGTCGGTCACCTCGAAGATGTATATTCAGAGAGATGACCCGGATCACTCCCACTTCAGCTTCATTGGTCGAGTCGGTCTCTTCGTTCCCGTGAAGGACGAGCCTGGTATTCCGGGCGGAGCCTTGAAGCGTTACAACGAGAAGACTCAGACCTATGCGGACGTCACCGGTACCAAGGGATACAAGTGGGAGGACGCAACACTTATCGAGAAGGCGAACAAGCCCGAATGGATCGATAAGACGTACGCACGGTCACTAGTCGACACGGCTGTGGCCACCATCAACAAGTTTGGCGACTTCGAAGAGTTCGTCAAGGCAGCATGAAAGGACAACAACCATGGGACGACGTTACGGACTCTGTAACTTCCTCTTCGACATTTTCATGATCACGATCACAAGTGGTCTGTGGCTTATCTGGATCTTCGTTAGGGAGATGCGTCGGCGATGAGCCTCATTGTTTCCGCTGCGGATATTCTTGCCCAGATCGGAGACGACGATGATGCGAAACCTGAGCAAGAACTTACTTTTGCCCGTAAGTGGATCAAGAACTCCATGGGGAAGACTCTTCGAGTGAAATCGAGGGTTCTTCCCCGTGGGGGAAACACTAACGGGTACACCATCGAGATCACGATCCCCAAGGTTCGTAACCGAGCGACAATCGACCGAATGAACGAAGATCTTTGCGATTTTCTAGACGCATTGATCGATGAGTACGACATTCCGAAAAGGATTCGAAAATGAGCACCTCTTTCTACATTTCAAGCGCAAACAGTCTTTCTGGCGACGACGAGAAGCTTTATCTGGACGATAGCCGACCTAAGATCGCGATCGTGGCTATTGACCCAGCAGACGGCACAGGCACCTGCCTTCGAAACGTCACACCGCTCCCGACCAAGAAGGGGGAGTTTCGATTCGCTGATGAAGGTGGGCAGGTCTTCCGTTATCCTAAGGACGAGTGGGTCATGTTCCGCTTTCGGGCGAACAACGATATTCTCCTGGTTCCCAAGGAGTGCCACACGGTTACGAACCGACTTCCGAAGGAGACGAAGTGAGCCTGTACAACCCCGACGACTTGAAGGTTGTCGACACCGAAGACGGCGGAGTGGATATCGTGTTCCACCTCACCCAAGGAAGCCTAGAACGTATCGACTTCGTCAAGATCGTTCAGCTTTACGCGGGAATGATTCAGGAGGGAATTAACGCCACGAGGTCTTACGCGGCTCAGGTTCTCTCTGAGAAGAAGGAGGAGACCGATGAGTCTGCTTGAGGAGATTGACAAGTGCATGACCAAGATGACCGAGCACAAGAACGCAGCTCGACATCTCATGCAGATGGCCCTCGAGGAACGAAACCAGTCCTCGATCTGGGAGAAGCAAGCCGAAGAGCTTCTTAAAAAGTTGGAGACACTAGAAGCGAACGGAGAGACCGATGAGTGACACCACAGAGAAGACACCCTTCCAGGTTCTAAAGTCCGGTAACGACGAGGTGATGCCTGTCACCATTCTCGAGAAGCTCGACCCCGAGGAGATCGATCGCCTGCTGTCTTATGCTCAGGATCCTCGAGAGTACGTGACCGCACACTGATATTCGCGACATAAACATGGGGCATAGTGACCACCACAGAAAGGACGCCTCATGTTCACCATCGAACCGGGCGGCATCACCGATGTTTGTGTTGCCATTTTCGTTTTCTCGCTATTCTTTGCGATTGCTTGCCTCTCCCGGCTGGCCGTCGTTCTATGGCGTTGGAGCGAAGAGCCAACCGAAGATCGGGGTGCCGCCCCTCGACCCGCCATGACCACCCACTGATTCAGATCAGATTCTATCCGCAACACAGCGGATAGGGTCTTCCCAAGAAAGGACACCACCATGAGCAAGCTTCTAGCCGTTGACGGTCAGAGGTTCGTACAGACCACTATCGCGGCAGACGAGAAGACTGGAGAGACTCAGGTAATCATTCATTTCGAACGCGATATGAGCTATGAAGACAAGATGAAGTTCATGGACAAGCTCCACGATGAAATCGACAAGATTGTTAAGGAGATCAACTGATGAACGCTGTTGATATTCTAGACGGCAAGAACCTCACGATTCGAGGGTTCAACATCTCGACTGACAGCCGACGATCAACCAAGAAGGACATCTCTCCTGAGGCGGATATTTACGTCCACGTCGACTTCTGGCGGAACGTTGAGCCCACGAAGCAAGCTGAGATTCTCAAGGAGATTGAGGACGCTATTACCAATGTGCTCGAAGAGCGACGATAACGGTCCCGGGCCTCTCAAGTTGGGGGCCCGATACAAGTCGTCCCGAATGGACCAAATCCGAATCACCCTGAATAAGATCAACCGTACAGCTGAAGCAGTTCTCAACGAGGAGGATACTCGAATGAACGCTTTGGCGTTGTTGAAGGCATCATATTGGATGGCGCATCTTTCTTCAGGGATCGCAGAACACGTCAGACTACAACCACAGGAGTACCCAAATGAACGACGTCACACTTCGTAATGTCCGAATCATCTTCCGCAACTTTGCTGGAGCCCCCACTAAGTTCAACCCGTCCGGAGGAAAGCGGACATTCTCTGTTCTCCTCAATCAGAACGAGGCGGACGAGTTGAGTGGAATGGGATTTAACGTCAAGGCGCTCAAGCAGCGCGATCCCGATGAGGATCCGGCGTTCCATCTGCCCGTGGAGGTTTCCTACCGGGTCAAGCCTCCGCGCATCATCTTCATCTCTAACCAGGGGCGAAAGCGCACGGTTATTGATGAGGACACGGTCAACTTGATTGACTACACCGATATTGAGAAGATAGATCTGACCATCAACCCTTACGAGTGGGAGATGGAGAACGCTCACGGTGTGAAGGCATATCTCAAGACGATGTACATCACCATCCGTGAGGATGAACTCGATATCGAGTACAACCAGGAATTCGGACCGGAAGTTCCTGACGACTACGAGGAGTAATAGACTTCTCGTATTTTCCGGGGAGGGGTTCTTGGATCTTCGAATCTGAGAGCCCCTCCCTTGCCCAACTTTAAGGAGCCACCATGAAGACTGTAAACGACATCCCAGAACTCTTTGACACGCAGGATTCGAATGACAAGCGTATCCTCATCAGCATCCCTGACGAGTCTCGACCGTTTATTCTGCTGGACTACAACCACGGATTCGATTGGGTTCTCGAGGAGTACGACGGAGAGATCGAGCTGATTCTTCTGGATCGAGACACACGAACTGTGATTCGTAGGTCATATCCAGATTACCAGCAGATCGTTACGGACGGTAGTAACATCATGATTCTCTCTACGCATACTACCGACCAGATCGCGCGATTCAGCAACCAAGCCGAGACAGACGGTACGGTCATGCAGCTCAAGCGATCCAATGGTCTTGGTAATTACACATGGACTGATATTCGCTACCTCGACGAGGATCACGATACTGTGTACATCGAGGCTTGTGGGAGTCATTCGAGCGACTTGCATATTCTTGTACTGACGCAGAAGACACGTCTCATTCCTCAGAGTGAGCCACATACGTATTTGCTCGAGGGCGAGTACTTCGTCAACAAGACCACACTCAAGACACCGCTACACTAAGGAGACACCCATGAGTGAATACCTTGTTACCAAACAAGACGTCATCCGTTATATGAAGCAGTTGGAAGAAGGCTCTAAGGCTTGCACCAACTACTTCATCAAAGACTCCAACGAAGACAAGATCTATATGATCTACGATATCAGTACGGACGAACACGGGGTTCGGTTCACCGGCGTGGATGTTGAAGATCTCGCTATCGAGCATCGGACTCTTCTATATGACTACGAGAAGATCAAGGTCACTAAAGCTGAGCCGGATTATGCGGGTCGGATGATCATCACCGTCGACGAGGAGCTTCGTGTTTCTTCCGGCGAGCTCCCGTTCATATTCGACACGTATGCGGGATTGAACCGGCGGATCGAAGTTGTTCTGGACGACGATTCATATTACGTGACCGGCGTTCGGGAGTTCTCTGAGCCGACTCCATATATTATCGTGTTAGAACTTCTTCGAAAGAAGGACGGTCTCGTCAAGGATTTCACTTCGAGGCGGAATATGCTCTGGTCTCGCGATTCCCAAAATTACCACAAATTCACAGCGACGAAGGATGTATTGTAATGAGCGACAACGTTTACACCACCATCAAGAACGACCTCGACAACTACTACTACCCTCGAATTCTGGGGGTGTATTCTCGAGAGGAGCCGTTTGTCGTTACAGACGTCGAGCTCGAGCGGACGCCGGCAGGAGACGATATCGTAACGTTCTACGGTCTTTTCGTGAACGAGACCATTCGCCGAGAGGTGGGTATCTATCCCGAGGACATCACGATTGAGCCGTGCGGACGAGTCGATATCAAGGCATATCGTCTGAAGAAGCTGGACAAGAATCCCAAGATCGTCAAGATGTCTGACGCCATCAAGCACTGGGGTGAGCTTTCCGCTTCTGGCGAGAAGTTCGAGATTTCCATCGATGTTGATGGAAACGAGACGTTCCACGCACACGACTACTACTGGGATGGTTCCTCAGACTGGGTTGTTCTGAAGGGGCACAACGATATCCGCAATGAGCACTTCATGTATATTCCCGGAACAACCACGGCAAAGGTCTACGACGATGACGGCGTGTATGTTGTAGACTTCGACCAGATCTTCACGCACTGATCACAAAAGGAGCACCACCATGACCACCGCACCGAAGCTCGTGAACGGCGAACTCATTCTCTCGTCCTGGTACTCGGCGACGGGGCTTTGTCCCTCCCTCGGGAACTACGACAACATCTACGACGGCATCACCACCATCGCGATGACCGAGACGGCTTGGTACTTCCTGGACGAGAACTGTAACATTCACATGCGGCTCTCACATGACCACTGGCGTAAGTACGACCACGAGGGGCGTTTCCACTTCCTGTCGCTCAAGGCACGGGAGACCGCCGTCAAGGAGGTCTGCGACGCTATTTCCTCGTTCACCTCGTCCGATATCCAGACGGTTCTCAACCACATCAAGGATCGTTTGGAGGTGCTCAGCGATGAGCTCACACGATGAGAACATGCAAGAGGTGCACAACTACCTCTTAGGAACCGCAGAGAAGTACATCCGACACGACATTCGATACAGCGAGGTAACCCTGATGTCTGACTCACCATTCTCTCTTCGAAACTACAACGCCACAGGTTGGACCTTCACCTGGTACTCTCCAGAGGGGGAGCGAAAGTGGGAGATCGAGGATCTCTTCATCGACGGGGAGTGCGTCTACATCGGACCCAAGGCGGATGGTGTCAAGTTGATCACCATCAAGAAGAGGCGTGAGAAGCTCAGGATCAACTGGGGTCGACGGACAATCACCTATCAGGGTGCGGTCGACGGCTTCGACACGTGGGGTGAGGACAATGGCTGACTGCGTCGGGACTTTCCCTGAGGTCCGCAAAGCAATGCAGGCATCCAAGGAGATCCGGGGATTCAACTCATATATCTTCTGGAACGATGTTATCCCGTCGACACTCAATCCGATGCATATCTGTAGCGGAATCCCGAGCTATGGGATCCTTGCGGACGGGCTAGTCATTCTCTTGGATGAGGTCAACATCGGCAGGACTCTCCGGCTCTACGATTTCGATACAGAGTGGTCTTGGGACGAGACGAACTTTGTTCTGAAGCGGAGTCCGAAGACGCCTGTGTATTACGTCAACATGGTCTCAGCATACCCGAAAGAGATGATGGTCGGTGTCACACAATGAGAGGGCGCTTCTGGGTGAACTCCTGCTTGCAGATCGCATCCGCTCTTATCGAGAGCCTCGAAGCAATCGCAAGTGGATTTTTCGTATTCTTGGAACGGTTGGCGGCGGGGGTATGTGCTCTGAACCGATTCTCACGAAGAGTGGGTTCATTAAGTTCACAGCCCGCTGCCTCTGTTCCGAGATCATGACTCGGCAGGATAATCCTCTTCTCGAGGTCGACTACGCCGCACGCGTTATTCGGCTGCACGAGTACGACAAGGACCATCCTTGGTACAGTGCTGCAACTCTGGGGAACAGCGCGGTATACTACCGTTCGACCCTGATCGCTGGCGAAGGTAACTTCCCGGCTGCCTGATCACTTTCGTGGGGAGGCTCTTGGATCATATTGGTCTAAGAGCCTCCCCTACACTCTTTATATTTCACGAAAGGACCACCAATGCTTATCAACCACGACGTCTTCGACCGCTATTTCCCCGAGTACGACATGGTCGGGCGCTGGATCGGAAACATCGTCAACCACCCGGATTACTATGTCACCGAGGAAGGCCGAGTCATTCGATACCGAAAGTCGACGGGTAACTCATATCTCAGGGCGCTCTGTGTGGGTCAAAGTGGGTACTACACGACGAATATCAGGGAATTAGAGACTGGTAGGAACCGGATGTTCTACAACCATATCCTTGTATACAAAGCATTCGTGGGTGACTATGAACCGTCAACGCATAATCTCTGGTTCATCGACGGAGACCCGCTCAACCCTCGTCTCGATAATCTTGAGTTGATCACTCGTTCCGAGAAGGGTAAACGAGTCGACTACATGAAGCGTGACGTTGACTGGTCCGCCATTATTGACGAATTCGGAGAACTGGTATGAGTATCCCAGGAAGGATCTATAATGCAGCTACGGCCGCATCAACGAGAGGCTTTGCAGAAACTATCGAGCGGCAAGGTTTTATGCGGGTCAGTTGGCTCGGGGAAGAGTCTGACGGCGGTGGTCTACTGGTATACGACGATCTGCGGGGGTGGTGTGAACCCTTTGAGAGCCAGACGGACGCATATCCCGTGCTATGTGATCACGACGGCGAAGAAAAGGAATGACCGAGAATGGGATCTCGAGTTCGCAAGAGTAGGTATAGATAGGAGTGATGAGAATGGCGATGCATACGTCCTTGCCTGGAATGAGATCCACAAAGTGGAGAACGTCTCCGACGCGTTCTTCATTTTCGACGAACAGCGAGCAAGCGGGTCTGGCAAATGGGCTCGAACTTTCATCAAGATTGCTCGACGGAACCGATGGATCATGTTATCCGCAACTCCTGGAGATGTATGGCTCGACTATATACCACTGTTTGTCGCAAACGGCTTTTACAGGAACCGAACCGAGTTCCTCAGACGTCACGTTGTCTTTAACAACTTCGCCAAGTTCCCCCAGGTCCAACGATATCTTGATACAGGGGTTCTTGATCGTCGCAGACGGCAGATCCTGGTGGACATGCCTGTCGCTAGACACACCGAGCGTGTGAGACACGATATTCATATAGACTACGATAAGGAACCTTATGAGCGAGCACTCAAAACACGATTCAACCCCTTCACAGATGAACCGGTACCCAACGCTGGTGCACTCTGCTACCTGCTCCGGAGACTTGTCAACGATAATCGCCGAAAGTATCATGCTGTTCTCGGCATTCTCGAAAGGCACCCCCGACTGGTGGTCTTCTACAACTTCGACTACGAACTCGATATCCTGCGAGGACTTGAGGGAGAAGGTTACCGGGTTGCTGAGTACAACGGACACCGGCATGACCCCCTGCCTGAAGGATCCAACTGGGTCTATCTAGTTCAGTACACATCTGGCGCTGAAGGATGGAATTGTGTCACGACAGACACGATGGTATTCTTCTCTCTGAACTATTCTTACCGAACCATGGAGCAGGCTGAGGGTCGAATCGATCGACTCAACACGCCGTATTCCAAGTTGAACTACTATCGCCTGATGACGGATGCTCCGATCGACAAGGCGATTCTGGCGGCTATTGGTAGGAAGAAGAAGTTCAACGAACGGGCTTTTGTGGACGCCTTGTAGTGTCTATTTGAGCCTTGCGGACGCCATCACTGCCCAGGGTTCTGTACCGTTTCTGTACCATTTTTCGTGGTACAAAGTGGTACAAGTGTGGAAAAAAGTGGTACAAACCGCTTCAAACGCCATCACTGGACCCTGGGTAGTATGGGCATTGTACCATTTTTGTACCATTTTTGTACGTTTGCCATCACTGCCCCTGAAACGTTGCAATTCCAACGAAAAGTGGCAATCTTGTACCATTTTACCACTTTTTTCTCTATTAATGGTTGAAAGTAAAAAATTAAAGAAATAAAAAAGAAGTACGAGATTTTTTGGTACAATGGTACAAATACATCACTGCCCCCTTGTGAGAAACTTCGCATATAATGAATAGAAGGAGCAAAATGGGGCTAAACCGCTCTTTTTACCGTGCGCCATTTGCTACCATGGCGTCTAAGGCTTTCGTGTCCTTTCGGCCTCTCGGTAACAGGGTAGAGATTATGGGGATGGTCCGTGTTTGGTGACCCTTTGCTCCTTCTATGTAAGCTTCTCACGAAAGGACATCGTGAATGGCTCGAGAGAGCATATTCCAAAAAGGTTTGATTCGAGAGATCAAACAGCGACTTCCGGGATGCCTGGTTCTGAAAAATGATCCGAACCATATTCAAGGTATACCCGATCTCACGGTTCTGTACCAAAACCGTTGGGCCTTTCTCGAAGTCAAAAAATCGGCTAGTGAACCACACCAGCCTAACCAAGACTACTACATCGAGAAAGCCAACGCCGCTTCGTTCGGCGCGTTCATATTCCCGGAGAACAAGGAGCACGTTCTTCATGAACTGGAACAAACACTTAACCCTGGAGGGAGCGCACGCATTTCTTAGTGCGTCCAAGTACTCATGGTTGAACTACGACGACGAGAAACTTCTGAGTACATTTGCGACTGCGCAAGCCGCTGCACATGGTACGCGTTTGCATGCGCTCGCTGCGGAGCATATTCGTCTCCGGATGAGGATGCCTCGAAACAAGGCGACCTTTAATGCGTATGTGAACGACGCCATCGGGTTTAAGATGGATCCTGAAGTGGTTCTCTTTTATTCGATCAACGCGTTCGGTACCGCCGATGCTATTTCCTTCGACGACCGTAAAGGCTTCCTGAGAATTCATGATCTGAAGACGGGAAGCGGTCGAGTCAAGATGGATCAGCTGATGGTCTACGCCGCATTGTTCTGCCTCGAGTATGGTGAGAAGCCCGCGTCTCTGGATTACGAACTTCGTATCTACCAGAACGATGACGTCCAGATCTATATTCCAGAGATGGATGACATCTCACACATCATGTCTCGGATCGTGCATTTCGATAAGCTGATAGAGAAGGCTAAGGAGGAATCGTGATATTCTCGGAAGATGAGCATGACGACTACCTAGCCCACTACGGCATGCCTCGTAGGTCCGGGCGATATCCTTGGGGTTCGGGTAAGGAGCCATATCAGTCCGCCCACGGCTTTAAGGGGCAGGTTGAGGCGCTTCGTAAGCAGGGAATGAGTCAGGCTCAAATCGCTAAGGCGATGGGTCTCACCACGACTCAACTTCGAGCACATATTACGAACGCCAACGCCGAACTCAAGGCCGACAAGGTGCACCGCGCCCTGGAACTGAAGCAGAAGGGTTTATCCACCTCCGCTATCGGTCGAGAGATGGGACTTAATGAGAGTTCTGTTCGAGAGCTTCTTAAGCCTGATGCTCTTGCCCGCAAGGATAAGATCTCTAAGGCTGCTGATATTCTTCGTGAGGACGCCGATAACCGAAAGTATATTGACTTCGGTACCGGTGTTGAGCTTAATCTTGGTGTATCTAACGAGCAGCTTAAAGCTGCCGTCGAGATGCTCAAGGAAGAGGGCTACGAGACTCATGACGTATATCTGAAGCAGGCGGGCACCGACCGATACACCAACATCCGCGTCCTGACTCCTCCTGGAGTACCTAAATCTGAGGTGGTGAAGAACCTTGACAAGATTCGTACTCCTGGCGTTGTCGTCAATGATGGGGATATCACTACTGGTATTCGCAAGCCTACTAACCTCGACTCGAAACGGCTCGAGGTTAAGTACGGTCCGGACGGTGGTAGCGACATGGATGGTGTTATTGAGCTCCGCCGCGGTGTTCCTGACCTTGATCTGGGTCGTAGCTCATATGCTCAGGTCCGTGTTGCAGTGGATGGCAGCCATTATCTAAAGGGTATGGCTATGTATTCCGATGATCTTCCTAAAGGTGTTGATGTTCGATTCAATACCAACAAGAAGAACACCGGAAATAAGCTCGACGCCCTTAAGCCTCTGAAGTCTGACCCCGATAATCCGTTTGGTGCGACTATTCGTCGCCAGATGGAGTACACGGGTAAAGATGGAAAGAAGCATCTGTCGCCGCTTAACCTCGTCAACGACGAAGGCTCTTGGGACTCTTGGAGTAAGTCTCTGGCTTCCCAGTTTCTCTCCAAACAGAGTCTCGACATGGCTAAGCGCCAGCTCGGTATCACTCGTAAGAAGTACGAAGACGATTTGCAAGAGATTCTGTCTCTTACGAACCCCGTCATCAAGCGAAAGCTTCTTGAGAAGTTTGCAGAGACCGTTGATTCCGCTTCCGTGCATTTGAAAGCTGCCGCTCTTCCGCGCCAGGCTGCTCAGGTCCTCCTCCCGCTTAAGAATATTAAGCCTAACGAGATCTATGCCCCCAACTTCAAACATGGGGAGCGAGTGGCGCTGGTTCGATATCCGCATGGTGGTACTTTTGAAATCCCTGAGTTGGTTGTCAATAACAAATTCAAGGACGGCAAGCGTCTCATCACACCCAAGGCTAAGGATGCGGTGGGCATTCACCCATCTGTCGCCGAGCGTTTATCTGGAGCAGATTTCGATGGAGACAACGCGGTAGTCATTCCTCTCGGTGGAACCACCAAGGTTAAGACCACACCAACTCTTCGTGGTCTTAAAGGTTTCGATCCCAAGACGGCATATCCCGCGGTCCCGGGAATGAAGCGTATGACTAATACGCAGACCGAGATGGGAAAGATTAGTAATCTGATTACTGATATGACTCTCCACGATGCTAAGCCTTCGGAGATTGCCCGAGCGGTTCGCCACTCCATGGTGGTCATCGACGCCGAGAAGCACGGATTGAATTATGTTCAGTCGGAGAAAGACAATGGTATTTCTCAATTAAAGAAGAAGTACCAGAACGGGGGTGGAGCTTCCACCCTTATCTCCCTCGCCAAGTCCAAGGCATATGTTCCTGAACGTAAACTACGCCGGGCTTCTGAAGGGGGTCACATAGATCCCAAGACTGGTGAGCTCATTTATAAAGAGACTGGTAGGTATTATACCAAGACCCTTAAGAATGGAACCACCAAGAAGGTTTATTATCAGACCAAGACAAATAAAATGAGTACGGTTAAGAACGCCCACTCATTATCTTCTGGTACTGATATGGAAGCTTTATATGCCGACCATGCTAATAAGCTAAAGGCCATGGCTAATAAAGCTCGACTGCAATCTATTCGTCAGCCATCTCTGGTAAAGAACCCCCGTACCGCTAAAGAGTACGCCCCTGAGGTTTCATCCCTACGGGCTAAACTTAATACCGCCCTTAAGAACAAACCCCTAGAGCGCCAGGCTCAGGCGGTTGCTAAGGGTGTGGTGGACGCCAAGCGGGCCTCTAATCCAGACATCGACGATGACGAGATTGCAAAGCTTGAATCGATGGCGTTGAAGACTGCTCGTCACAGACTTGGTGCGGACAAGGCTGGTAGTCGGGTAACACCAACTGCTCGAGAGTGGGAAGCAATCCAGAAGGGTGCTGTCTCAAACCACTTCCTCGAACAGATCGTAGCCAACGCTGACATCGAGTACATCAGGCAGCTGGCAACACCTCGAACTCAACGAGGACTGACAGACTCTCAGGCTGCGCGAGCTGAGGCTATGTCAAGGAACGGTGCGACTACTGCTGAGATAGCTGAGGCGCTCGGCGTATCCACGTCCACTGTTCGTCGTGCGATCAACGAATGAACTCATCAGAAAGGAGAGAGCACACACCATGCTGATAAGTAGGTTGACAACAACTGACAATCCTTATGACCCTTTTGATGAGTTTGATAAATGGTACCTCTGGGACATCCAACACGGGTACCATACCTCTGCCTACCTAGGTAGGGTAGCTAGGACGTCTTCAGATCTTTCAGTTTTTGATGACAATTTAGCGAATGATCAAGCGATCGACGAAATTATGGAGATGAATTTGACCGGGGTATACCGAAAGGTGACCAGGGAAGTCGAAGTTTGATTTCATTTCGAAATTTCGTCAGACGGGGGGAGGGCTCGCAAAAAAGCACCACCCCCTGTCATCGCCCGCCTCTTTATTTTTTCCCCGCGGGGATTTTTGAGGCTTGCGATTTTGGTCTGGGCGGTTTGGCTACAGGCCTAACGATTTCCCTGCACCGTTGGGTTTTCTGTGGTGCTCCTTCCCGACGAGTATTCGAGGATTTGGTACTCCTTGAAAGGCGGGTCGAAGTCGTTGGGTCTGTAGTCAAACCGCCCGGATCTATTCTCTTACTTCCCGGACTAGGAGGTAACTCAATGGGAGGCACCAAAAAGTCTCGGGTCTCAGGGGCTACCACCCCCGAGAAGCAGGAGCATATCCTCATCGGGCTCGCTTATGAGCTTGCCGAGCGTCAATTGCGGGATGGTACTGCATCTCCGATGATCGTTTCACAGCTTTTGAAGAGGGGCACCCTTCGAGAAGAGCTTGAATTAGAGAAGCTACGTCGTGAGAATGCTGTTCTTGAGTCTAAGAAGACGGTTCTTGATTCCAACACTAACACAGAACGTCTCATGGCTGAGGCCATCTCGGCAATGCGATCCTATCAAGGTGATGAGTGATGGAGAAGAGACTCAACGTCACTGAGCTTTTTCGTCTGAGGACTTTCGAGGACCGATACGAGTATCTGAAGCTGGGTGGGAATGTAGGAGCAAGCACTTTCGGGTTTGACCGATATCTGAACCAGAGATTCTACAGATCTCCGGAATGGTTATCCGCCAGGAACGAAGTGATACTTCGAGATAACGCTTGTGATCTGGGAATAGATGACCGAGAGATCTACAGCGACATTCTGGTTCATCATATGAATCCGATTTGCCCTGAAGATCTAGAGGACTACAATCCAGACATACTCAATCCCGAGTTTCTGATAACAACAACTCTTGAGACTCACAACGCCATTCATTTCGGCGATAAGAGTTTACTATACAGCTTACCGCCCGATCGGGCTCCCAACGATACGGTTCCTTGGAGGTGAAATGTCATCAATCGTCGAAGACGTTAAAGAGGTTTTAGGAATCGATAACCGAGGCTACGGTTTCGATACAGATATCTGTATGCATATCAACACAGCTATCTCAACTCTTCGCCAGCTTGGAGCTACGGACTATCGAGAGTTTATAACCGGGTCGGGACCTGTCTGGGAAGACGTGTTCAAACCCGAGATGTCGCTATATCTCGTTCGGAGTTACGTATACCTACGATGCAAGTTACTTTTTGATCCGCCATCGAACTCGTTCGTTCAGACAGCTATTGAGAAACAGATCAGCGAGCTTGAGTGGCGGATTCAGGTCCTCGCGGAAAGTGAGTCAAAATGACTTTTGATTCCGTAGATGACGTTCTGGCGCATTTCGGCGTCAAAGGTATGAAGTGGGGTGTTCGAAAGAAGCGACCCAGCGCATCTAAGTCACGCTTGACGAACCAGCATGGCGACTATAAACATGCACACTCCACTACACCGAACCATAAGCTCTCTAACAAAGAGTTACAGCGTCGAGTGAATAGGCTCAACCTCGAAAAACAGTATCGAGACCTGACTGCGAAGCCTCAGAGCAAATACCGCAAGAAGCTTGGCGAAAAGTATGCTGAGAACTTCGCCAATGTTACTATGAAGATTGCGGGCGCTGCTGCTGGAGCCGCTGCCGGCTACGCCATGAAGGCTCTTCTCGATAAGGCGGTTTCTGGCGGGTTTGATGCCTCTTCTGCCGAGAAGATTTCCAACGGGTTCAACACTGTACGAAAGTTTATGAAATGATCTATGAACGTCCAGATGATTTCTTGGCGCACTACGGCGTTAAGGGTATGCGCCGAGGCGTTAGGAAGCAGCGAGTTCTTAAAGGCCGCCGTCAGAAGACCGCATACGATAAATGGAAGCGACAAACCAAGGTTCGCCTCGCTTTGACTGCTGGTGCCGCCGCTTACGGAATCGGCGTTCTGAATGGTAAAGTTCCGCCAGCCTCCCTGGTTGCTCGCGCCACCTATAATTCAGGTAGGAAGGCCTTTGCTCGAGCCCTCGCTAAGCAGGCAGCTAAGCCGGTATATGTTAAGTCTACTCTTCGAAAGCTTGCGTGATTCTAATGGATGTACACTACGATGACGAAGTCCTCGCACATTTCGGAGTGCGCGGTATGCGCTGGGGTGTTCGACACGCCAAGATCGTAGCTAAGAAGCAGTATAATCGTAGCACTACGGCCCTCAATAAGAAGATCGAAGCCGAGGAACAGCGAGGCCATAAAGCCTATGACGACGCCTTCAAGTCTGCTCGACGAGCTGGTAAGCGGCGTATGGAAGCCCACCGCGCCGGTGCCGCTGCTATGAAGCGAAGTGACGCGAAGGTCTCTAAGCTCGAAGAGGGCTACGGTAAGATTGACGCCGCTTATAGGAAGAAGCGCGCTGGCATTCGTGAAGACGCTCGAGCCACGAAGAAGGCTGTCGGTCACCTCGAGACCGCTAAGCGTCTCGGTGCTCCGAAGTATGCTCTTCGTGTTCTTGGTGGTAATATGGCGTCTGTTCGAAACTCTGAACGCCGCAAGGAGTTTGAGAAGCGACAGAACCGGCGCAACCACCGAAAGGCGTAACCGCGCAGAAGTCAAAATGGGGGATGGCGATGCTCAGTAACACCGCGACGCCGAAGTACTACGGCGAGTTTCGAGCCAAGGTGCTTAGAGGCGATATTCCGGTGTGTCGGGAGATCGCTATGGAGATGAATCGGATCGACGGTCTTATCGCGGATCCGAACATCTATTACGACGATCGTGCTGTAGAAGGTTTCGTTAGGTTCGCAGAAGCGGAAATGACGCTAACCGATGGCGAAGAGTTGAAACTCCTAGACAGCTTCCTCCTATGGGCCGAACAAATCTTCGGTTGGTGGTATTACGAGCAGCGGTCCGTTTATGTCCCGAACGAGAACGGTCATGGTGGTCATTTCGAGAGACAGAAAGTAAAGCTCCGACTAACGAACAAACAGTATCTGATTGTTGGTCGAGGCGCTGCGAAATCTCTATATGAGACTCTTCTTCAAGCATACTTTCTAGTGATTGATACCACCACAACGCATCAGATAACGACTGCTCCTACGATGAAGCAGGCTGAAGAGGTTATGAGCGCGTTCCGAACAGCTATCGTTCGGGAACGAGGTCCCCTCTTTAAGTTTCTGACTATTGGAAGCCAGAACGCGACATCCAACAAAGCGCTCAGGCCTAAACTCTTCCCTTCTAAGAAGGGCATCGAGAATACTCTAACGGGAAGTCTTCTCGAGGTTCGTCCGATGACAATCGACAAGCTTCAGGGACTTCGTACCAAGATGAACACGGTTGATGAGTGGTTGTCTGGCGATATCCGAGAGGACGTTGTCGGCGCCATCGAACAGGGGGCCTCGAAGATCAAGGATTATCTTATCCTGGCCGTTTCTTCTGAGGGTACTGTTCGAAACTCTGCCGGAGACTCTATGAAGCTCGAGCTTCTTAAGATTCTCAAAGGAGAGTTCTATGATCCACATACGTCTATCTGGTACTATCGATTGGACGATATTAAGGAAGTAGCCAACCCTGAAATGTGGGTCAAGGCGCAACCTAATATCGGAATCACGGTATCCTACGAGACATATCAGCGCGACGTCGAGAGGGCGGAACACGTTCCTTCGGCTCGTAACGATATTCTGGCTAAGCGATTCGGAATCCCGATGGAAGGGTATACGTATTTCTTCACATACGAAGAAACATTACCTCACCGTCGTCGAGATTTCTGGGGGCTTCCCTGTTCGATGGGCGCGGACCTCTCTCAGGGAGACGACTTCTGCGCATTCACCTTCCTGTTCCCTCTGAGTCGAGGCGAGTTCGGCGTGAAGACTCGATGTTATATCTCGAGTCTCACACTTGCTAAACTTCCAACGGCTATGAGACGGAAGTACGACGAATTTATCGAGGAGGGTTCGCTACAGGTTCTCGAATGCTCCATTCTAGACATGATGGAGGTGTACGATGATCTGGATCGTTTCATCGATGATTCTCGTTACGATGTTCGGACGTTCGGGTTCGACCCGTACAACGCGAGAGAGTTCGTAGATCGCTGGGAGAAAGAGAACGGTCCCTATGGTATCGAGAAAGTTATTCAGGGGGCAAAGACGGAGTCTGTTCCTCTTGGCGAACTGAAGAAACTTTCCGAAGAGCGTTGTCTCTTATTCGACGAAGTTCTCATGCAGTTCACGATGGGTAATTGCATCACGCTCGAAGACACCAATGGAAACCGTAAACTTCTCAAGAAGCGTCGCGACGCCAAGATTGACTCGGTAGCTGCGATGCTCGATGCCTTTGTGGCATTCAAGCTAAATAAGGAGGCGTTCGAATGATGAGGAGGGCTAAACGAATTGGCTGATACTTTCGGCGCCAGGTTAGCCCACGCCTGGAACGCATTCACGGGCCGGGAGAACCCCAAGGAATACTGGACCTCTGGACCGGTAACCACCATGCGACCGTCTTCGGTAACTAGGCGGCTTCTTCCGAACGATAAATCACTAATCAAGACGATCTATAACCAGATTGCGATTGATGTCTCTTCGGTAAACTTCCGCCACGTTCGAGTCGATCAAAATGGTAGATTCAAAGAAGAGATGCGATCCGACTTGAACGAGTGTCTTAGCGTTGCTCCGAATCTCGATCAGACGATTCGACCATTCATCCAAAGTATGGTACTTAGTCTCTTCGATGAGGGCGCAGTTGCTCTAGTCCCAGTCGACACTACATTGAATCCTCGGGAAACTGAGTCTTTCGACATTCGTTCTATGCGTGTCGGTCGCGTCGTCGATTGGCGGCCTCGGCATGTGACCGTTGAGGTATACAATGACGAAGACGGACAGAAACATGAGATTCTCATGCCTAAGAAGTCTGTTGCGATCGTCGAGAATCCGATGGCCGACGTTATGAACGGGCCTAACTCGACAATCTCGAGACTTCAGCGCAAGCTGTCGATCCTGGATTCGATCGATGAAGCCGCCGGAAAGGGAAAGTTGGATCTCATCATCCAGCTGCCCTACGTCATCAAGTCCGAAGCCCGCCAAGAGCAGGCGAAGAAGCGTCAAGCGATGATTGACGAACAGCTGAACAATTCTCCTCATGGTATCGTCTACACCGACGGAACCGAGAAGATCACTCAGCTCAATCGTCCTGCCGAGAACAATCTCTTGGACCAGATTAAGTTCCTTAACGAGGAATTGTACAATCGTCTGGGAATGCCCGCCGACGTATTCCAAGGTAAAGCGACTGAAGAGATGATGCTCAACTATTGGAATCGATGCGTCGAACCAATAGTGGCTGCTATCGCGGATGCAATGAACCGAACGTTCTTGACCAAGACTGCTCGGACTCAGGGACAGCGGGTAATTTATCAACGAGACGTGTTTCGTAACACCACGATCACAGGTCTTGCGAACGTCGCCGACATTCTCATTCGTAACCAGGTTCTTACTGGTAATGAACTGCGTCCGGTGTTCGGGTTCCCGCAGTCGGATGAGCCTATTGCCGACCAGCTCGGTAATCCTAACGTCAATCAGCTCGACTCTTATGGAGGCAACAGCTATCCAGAGTATACTGATCCGACATACTACGATGAACAGGAGGAGTAGTCAAAATGGGAGTTTCGAAGCACGACTTCGACTTTAGTGGCTACGCTACTCGAAACGACCTGCGCTGCTCTGATGGGCGAACTATTCGTTCCGACGCATTCGTTGATAACGACGGCGGAATCGTCCCGCTCGTTTGGCAGCACGGTCACGATTCGCCTGATAACGTTCTCGGACATGCTAAGCTCGAGAATCGTAAGGACGGCGTATACTGCTACGGCAAGTTTAACAACAGCGAGTACGCTGTAACTGCAAAAGAGCTCGTAAAGCATGGCGATGTATCCAGTCTGTCGATCTTCGCTAACAAGCTAACCCAACGGGGCGGTGATGTTCTTCATGGAAACATCGTCGAGGTAAGCCTCGTTCTGTCGGGAGCCAACCCGGGGGCTCGAATCGATAATGTTTCCCTCCAGCATTCTGACGGTTCTGTCGAGGAGCTTGACGAAGCGATTATCCATACAGGTCTCTCTCTGAGTCACGGAGATGAGCCCGAAGAGAATAACTCTAAGGAGAATGAAGTGGCCGATTCTGAAGAGACCGTTGCAGACGTCCTCGAGACCCTCACGGACAAGCAGAAGGATGCTGTGTATTATGTGATTGGTCAGGCTCTTGAGGACGCCGAAGGCGACAACGACGACAACGACGACAACGAGGAAGACGAGGCTATGCACTCCAACATCTTCGAGAACGAGAACACCATGACCGGTTCCGACGACGAGTATGCTCTGGCTCACTCCGCTGTTGTGGACGCTCTGGACGACGCTCGGTCTCACAACCTCAGCTCCTTCAAGGACGCATTCCTTTCCCACGCGGGAACTTACGGTATCGACAACATCGATATTCTGTTCCCTGATGCTCGGGCGGTCACCGACGAGCCTACTTTCATCAAGCGTCGGACTGATTGGGTTGCGAGCGTTCTCAACGGAGCTAAGCACTCTCCGTTCTCTCGAATCAAGTCCATTCACGCGGACATCACCGACGACAAGGCTCGTGCTCTGGGTTACGTCAAGGGTAACCGGAAGAAGGAGGAGGTGTTCAAGCTCCTCAAGCGAGTGACGACGCCTACCACCATCTACAAGAAGCAGAAGTTCGATCGTGATGACCTTATCGACATCACCGACCTGAATGTTATCGCCTGGGTCAAGAAGGAGATGCGTCTCATGCTTGACGAGGAGCTCGCTCGTGCGGCTCTGATCGGCGACGGTCGCGACATCTCTTCCCAGGACAAGATCAACGAGGAGAACATCCGCCCCATCTGGAAGGATGACGAGCTCTACTCGATCAAGGTTATCCTCGACAAGAAGGTTGTCGGTGAGGATCTCGTCGATGCCTTCATCAAGGCTTTCGCCGACTACGAGGGTACTGGTACACCCACCCTTTACACGACCAAGACGATCGTTACTGACCTCCTCCTGCTCAAGGACAAGATCGGCCGTCGCCTCTACGAGACCAAGGCTTCTCTGGCCTCGGCTCTGGGAGTCGCCGACATCGTCGAGGTTCCGGTTATGAAGGGTGCCGCTCGAGACACCAAGAAGAACGGTAAGGTCGACCTTCTGGGCATCATCGTCAACATCGCCGATTACACGATCGGCGCTGACAAGGGCGGCGAGGTCAACATGTTCGACGATTTCGACATCGACTTCAACCAGTTCAAGTACCTGCTTGAGACTCGGTGCTCTGGTGCTCTGACCCAGCCGAAGACGGCCATCGTCATCGAGCGTAAGCAGACTGACACCCCGGTCGTCCCCGAGGCCTGATAGGTCAAAATGGCACGTTTCGCAGGGAGTGTGGGGTTCGTCAAGTATGAAGAGACGAGCCCCGGGGTCTATGAAGAGAAAATTGACGAACGCTTCTTCATCGGCGATGTACTCCGTGGACAGCGAAACTTGCGATCTGATGAAGATAATGTGCACGGGCGTCTTAACGTAAATAACAGCATTAGCATTATTGCGGACAACAGCGCCATTCAGGACATGTTCAACATCAGGTATGTGGTTTGGATGGGGTATCGATTTATCGTCACCAATGTCGAGATTCGGTACCCCCGGGTGATCCTCACTGTCGGAGGTATTTATAATGGGCCTTCGAACTGATCTCCAAAAACTCTTAGAGGAAACTGTGGGCAATAAAGAGGTCTATTTTCAAGCACCTCCCCGTTTGGCCGGATCTGTTCCCTACATAGTTTACGAGCTAGAGGATCGTAATACTCGCCATGCGGATAATATTCCGTATCGCCACATCAAGCGGTACTCAGTTACTGTTATATACAGAAATCCCGACGATCCGCTTCCTGACAAGATCGCAGATCTTCCAGGGTGTACTACAGACCGAATGTTCGTCGCCAACGGTCTCTACCATCAAGTTTTCAGACTCTATTACTAGGAGATAGAATGGCAGTCATCGAGTGGGACAAGATTGGAGAACACCGGTATGAGTCCGGTGTTGACCACGGCGTCCTCTTCGTTTGGGATAAGTCCAAGAAGGCCTACGGCAAGGGCGTTGCGTGGAACGGTCTTACCAAGGTCACCGAGAAGCCTTCAGGTGCTGAGGGCAACAAGAAGTACGCGGACAACATCGCGTACCTGAACATGGTTTCTGCTGAGGAGTTCGCCGCCACGATTGAGGCGTTCACCTACCCGGACGAGTTCCTGGCTTGCGACGGTGTTGCAATTCCTAAGAAGGGTGTCCAGGTCGGCCAGCAGGAGCGCGCATCTTTCGCCATGTCTTACCGAACCAAGGTCGGTAACGACACCGATGGTCAGGATGCGGACTACAAGATCCACCTGGTCTACGGTCTTCTGGCTTCTCCTTCTGAGAAGGGCTATGAGACCATCAATGACTCCCCGGAGCCTATTGCGTTCTCGTGGGAGGCCAAGTCCACTCCGGTTCCTCTCGCAGGTTTCAACCCCGTCTCGTCGATTACACTTCTCGCGTCTGAGTTCCAGGCTTCAGACCTCAAGAAGATCACCGACAAGATCTACGGAAGCGCCTCTGAGGATTCGAAGCTCCTCCTCCCCGATGAGGTCTTCGCGACGCTTGGTATCACCGGTCAGGTTGGTCCGTGATTTAGATTAGGATAGTCCCGTGCTTACGTTAACAATAGATTCAATCGAATTCTACAATGAAGAGACTGAAACTTTTGAGGACCGAGGCGGCGGGACTATCCACCTCGAGCATAGCCTTTTGGCTATGTCAAAATGGGAGTCGGAATGGAAGAGGGCCTTCCTACACTATCCTCCCAAAACCATGGATGAGGTTATTCACTACATCCGCTGTATGTCCTTGGACGGCGATATCTCAGATGACTTGATTCTCGGGTTGACTCCCAAACATATAGAACAGGTCTTTGACTACATGTCCGATTCGAGGACCGCCTCGACAATCAACTCTCATTCCGGCAAAGAAAAAGAGAGCCCCGAACTAACCACAACTGAGTTGATCTACTATTGGCTCGTCGCTCTCGATATTCCTTTCTCCTGTGAGACTTGGAACATCAATAGACTACTCATGCTTATCCGGATCAACAACATCAAGAACGAGCAGGCCAATCCTAATGCTCCAAAGCGACCTCAGGACGAAGTCGTCAGAGATTATCGTGCCGAGAACGAGCGTCGTAGAGCAATGTTCGGAACGAAAGGTTAGGGTATGAATTCCACAGAAGAGTTCCCCGAGGAGGCCTTTGCGCCTCAGGTACACATCGGTACCGACCCCATGGAGGACAAGGACATCAACGTGTCCCAGACTACTGAGGTGATGCAGTGAGCGTTGCACAGCAGGTTCTTGCACGAGCCGCTTCACGAATTGGATACTATGCCCCTAATGATCCGGAGCCCGGTTCGGAAGCCGGACGCTATTGGGCCAACAAGACGGGTCAGACTTGGCTGGCAGGTCCTTCGGACAGCATCTGGTGGTGTATGCTGTTTGTCTCAATGTGCCTCGACGAGTGCGGGCAGATTGACGCCATCGGAGGTTTCTCTTTTAATACCGATTACACCATTAATAAGGTCCGGCAGCACCCTGAGTCCTACTTCGTATCGGTTTACGATGCTGAGCCGGGAGACATCGTCATCTTCAACTGGGATGGCGGCGGTACGGATCACGTCGGGTTTGTTGAGAAGAACCTAGGCGGCGGAGTCCTTCAAACCATCGAGGGTAACACCTCTTCTGGAGCATATGGCTCGCAGTCCGCGGGTAACGGCGTCTGGCGTCGAGTTCGCAGCGATTCGATCGCGTGTGTGATTCGCCCGGCGTATTCCGATTCAGAGGGCGGCTCTAGCGCTCCCGCTTCTGGTCCCGCCGATATCCGCGCCCTTCAGCAGGCGGTTCGAGCCGTTCCGGACAACGTCGCGGGTCCCAACACCCGTGCTCGGTGTCATGCTCTTGCCGCTGCCTCGTCGTGGGGCGGTCGAACGTTCCCGTATGGGGTTCAGTTCACCCAGAGCGTTGTAGGTACTGAGCAGGATGGTATCTGGGGCGATGCTTCTGAGGAAGCTCACGACGCTACGGTTGAGGCTGTCCAGAGTGCCGTGGGCGCTGAGGTCGACGGTATCTACGGCCCTGACACCAACGCTCGGGTCAATTCGGCGCTCGATCGGGCAGAGCAGCCGTAAACGTCAAAATGGTAGTTAGGAGGCAATCGGATGGACTTTACGTTCAGCTCTACTGGAGACTACTCCCGAACTGAGTCTTGGTTGAAGGGACTCCGCGATGGAAAGTACCTGAAGGTTCTTGACGCCGCCGGGAGTAAGGGCGTGAACGCGCTGTCTAAAGCCACTCCGGTTGCCTCTGGCAGAACTGCCAGCTCGTGGTCATATGAAGTCAAACGAAAAGGTAAGAGCGCCGAGATCGTTTGGAAGAACGACCATATCGAGAACGGGTTCAATGTGGCTGTTGGTCTTCAGTACGGCCACGGGACTCGTAACGGCGGTTACGTCCGGGGTATCGACTATATCAACCCGGCTTTGCGCCCTATTTTCGAACAAATACTACGAGATGTAGAGGGGGCTTTGAAGAATGGCTAGTATCGACGAGCGAATTGTATCGCTTAAATTCAACGCTGACCAGTTCTCCAACAATGTCAACAAGTCCCTAGGCCTTCTCGACCGACTTAAGCAGAAGCTGAACCTTAAGGGTGCCGGGCAAGGCATGGCTGAGGTCTCTGGGGCCATCAACAAGGTCAACTTCAATCCCATTCTTAGCGGTATCGAGCGCGCCAGCAGCGGGTTCTCCACCCTAGCCATTGCAG